CAATATTAGTAAGTTTTCCGGTGATCTTAAGATATTTACCTTTGTATTTATCAGATGCACCCATGGCGTTGCTATCAAGATCGGACATCATATCATTAACGGAAACAGCAGTATACTCGATCGGCGCAGCTTCTTTTTTTGATTTAGCAGCAGTTTCTTTCTTTTCTGAAGAAGTAGCGGTTGCTGCGCTTTTATCTGATTCTGAATCACTTTCGCCAGCTACAGCTCCGATGATAGCTCCGACAAGGATTATCAGTACAACCCATTTGAGTTTTCCGCCTTTTAATTTCTTTCGGCACTGCGGGCAGACCTTAGCATCTGCCGGAATCTCTGTTTTACAATACTTGCATTTCTTTGTTTTTTCTTCGCTCATGCTTTATTTCCCTCCAATGACGTAGTTTTCATATTTTTCTCTTATTTTCGCAAGTTCTCTTTGCCTGATCGGGACGATCGCGCCAGATACCATCGTAAAAAAATAGCTTACTTCGCTTACCTCGTCCATATTAACTATATAGCTCTGGTGGCAGCGCAAAAATCTTCCGTCAAGACTCTTTTCGATATCATTGAGCTTTCCTCGTTCCTTGTGTGATATTCCGCACGTGCAATGAATCATTATGTATTTGTTCTGGCTTTCGATGTATTCAATATGCCGGAATTCAGCTCTGTGAAAGTAGTCCTTGTTCTTGATAGTAAGCGTTTTTTCACGAATATTTTCAAGCGTCTGCTTAACAACTGAATACATTCTTCCATGCTCAGAGCCTTTAATGATGTAATGAACCGGCAGCACATCAAGTGCATCAAATACATATTCTCTGCGTTCTGTCCAAAAAGTGATATTTCCATAGTATCCGATTTTTCTTAATCTTTTGGCAATCTCTATGCCATTTTCTCCGTTAATGGAGACATCAAGAATTATTATGTCATACCATTCACCATCTGAAACATCGTCGATCAAAGGCTTTCCGCTGGTGTAGGTGGTTAATGCATATCCACCATCACCATGCTCTTTTAGATATCGGTCAATGCTATTTTTGAAAATCTCAATCCGTAAATTATCATCGTCACAAATCGCAATTTTCATGTAAATCATTCCCTTGTAAACATTGTTTTCGCCATTTGCAAAAAAAAGTGTTTAAATATGTTATTTTTATTATAGCATCGTTAAATTTAGTTGTAAATAGACGTTTTTAGGTGATTTATGAAATGAAAATAATCAAAAATATACTAATTATAATAGGAGCTGTGCTTTTGCTTAATTACATTGTTTATTTACCAATGTGTGTAGACGATTATATCCATGAAGAGCCAGGAGTGTATTCTGTCCAAAATGCGTACAGATCTTCTACCCTACATAAGAATAGCGCCCATGAAATAAAGCAGACCATGCTGCCGTTTTTATTCGCCCTGCCACTAAACAGAAAAGACTATATCTTTGATGTTACGAATAATTTCTATGCAATCATAAACATATCGGTGTATATCTGGCAGTTGCCAAGGGCAAACATTAGTGATATAATGGCATGAAACGAACTAATGTTCGGTTATATTTCCCGCAGCCGAACATATACTGTAGTGTAGATGGTAGTTGTGATAGGGAGGGTTATTATGGATTATAAGAAAGAGATTATTGAGATGGTTGAAAAATGCACGAATAATCATTGGATAGAAGTGATTTATATATTTGTGAAAAGGCTAATCGGATAACATTAAAAAAGACAAGGGTTTGCGCATTGCCCTTGTCTTTCTTTTTACTTATTAGAAATCATGTCAATAAGTTTTTCTAAATTGTCCCATCCCTCATCATCCAATCTGGCTAATGCAGACACGAGACGGTGTCGGAAAGAATCTTCTCCAGATTTCATTACGTCTGCAAGCATGGCAGAAATTTGTTTGTCTTTAATTCCGGGTACAAACATATTTCCTTTTCCTGTTCTGAGCCATTCTTCACTCACTCCAAACTCTCTGCATATAGATTTGATAACAGCATCTGTTGGATTTCTTAAACCAGTTTCATAATTAGTAATGGTATTTCCCTTTACTCCAATTATGTCTCCAAATGCTGTCTGAGTGAGATTCTGGGATTTGCGCACTTGTTTGATTCTGTCTTTCACTTTTCCTCACCTCCAATGATAATATATCATAAAAAACTCACAAAGTCAATATTTAGCGTTGACATATAACTCACATCGTGATATTATAAACTCACAAAGCAAGGAGGTGAAAACATGAAATACAGTCCGCTCGGCAGTAAAAAAATGATATCTCAAACTTTCAATGGTGATTGCTTGAAAACCACTTTTGAAAGAGAGAACGAATTGAAGTCCGAATATGAAATTTATGTAAACTGGATGAATCCGGATCAGTTAGCAGAAGTTTCATTTCAGTTGCCATTCCACGATTGGCAGACACTTGAAAAGTCTGAGGTTTGGAAAAATCTGGATGAATTTCTTTCGGAAGTTCAAATCGAATATATTCCGAAGTACCGCCAAGTCCAACCAATTGTAAAGGAAAAGGTTGTGTATAGAAGTCTGTTAGGTTCTTTAATTGCATTCTTTCGTGATAAATTGACTCGCCAATAGCACGCCCTTTTAAGCATGAATAATGGGTTCCGCTATACACGTAAGAAATATTTACGATTGATATGGCAATTCTGGAATGATTGATGATTTCAAAATGAACAATCAACTCATTATTATCTTTCAACTTGAAACCAATAGGAATAAACTCTATCTTTTTTCGAGATTGGAATAAGTTCCATACAGTTCCAGCAGACCCTATTAACCCAAGCATAAAGGAAACATTTTCAAACGTAATGATTCCTTTAGCCGATTTTAAAATTGAAATAATTTGATTTATTTTAATCACCTCCCATATACAGGGAGTATATCACAAGAAAAGAGGTGAGTATATGTCTGAAAAAGAAAAAAGAATCATTGAAAAGCTGAAAGAAGCGATTCCTAATATGTCAGAGTTTGACAAGGGATACATTCTTGGTAAGACGGAAAGTTTTTCCGAGAATAAGCCAGATGATTCTGGCCAGAAAGAAAGTAAGAAAGGAGCATGAAATGAGCGAAGTTGATACTTACATCAAAGAAAATGCAGAAGTTCATCAGTTCGCCGCAGAGGTTGCGAGAATCATATCAGGCATTCCACAGATGCCAGAGTTCTCCTCGGAGAACATGAGCGTATCTGATGCAAGCAAGCTGATCGGACTTCCTGTAACATCAATCCGAGCAGGAATTGTATACGGATGGCTGCCGATCGGGACTGCTATCCAGAATAACAAGCCAGCAAAAAGCCTTTCCGGTGGCAGGATCACATACATCATAAGCCCTAGGAAAGTCTATGAAGTAACTGGTCATGTCTGGAAAGGCAAAGCTGCTCTCAATAAGTGAGTGCCCCGGAGGGAGTCGACACCTCCACCCCGGAGCTTTGCATCTACTAAATCGCACTTAGTAGATACAGGTTAATTATAAGCCTCTATCTGCTAATTGTAAAGACAAATAAAAAAAAATAAGGAGAAATTAGCACGATATGAGTGAAATTAAAAGCGAAAGCCAGCCAACATGGGCTGACATCGAAGTAGCACTTGCTACTGAGATTGTCGAGGAAAGCAAGAAAAAGTCAAGAAAGTGGTTCACAGCGTGGGTTGTAACAGTAGCCGCACTGGTGGCAAGCAATCTTGCGTGGATCATAGGAGGCATTAGTGAATAATCTGAAAAACATCATCTGTGCCGCACTGATCGGAGGTTTTTCCACATTCCTCCCATTCTGGCAATGGGGCGGATCGGGCAGACAGCTTTTTGCGGCGGCAATGACTACGATGATTGTATATGGAATCCTCTGGGATATTGATACGCCAGAGGGAAAGGAGAATGAAAATGTATAAGAAAGAGATTGACGAAATTTACGAACTCTGTAAAAGAGTTGCAAATGAAGTTCCGACAGCAAATGCCTCGTTCAATTATTCAATTTATGGCATGAGTGTATGTGCACTTAAAAGGAAGGAAGATGTTAATCTTCCCGAAGACAAATTTAAATGGGATTTGTATCAGAGTGTATCTTTTAATCCATTTTACGAGAAAGAGAGTCGTGAAAGTCTCAGAATAATCAAAGCTTTCTTACTTGAACTTCTGATAGATGGGAGGTGCCCATTAAATGTTGAATCAGACAGAGCTGAAGCTCCTGCCGACAATAGAACTGACAACGACAGTGAACGAGCTTCTGTCGGAATTGAACAGGCGGAAAGCATACATTCTTGACTGGGAGAACCCGTACATGTATCTGAATCATCTTGAGTATCATTGCGCTGGTGGAATCTTTCCAAACGGCGAGCAGAATCCGGCAAGAGGAGATGGTTCTGACAATGTTTACTGTTTCTTTAGCGAGGTGAGAAAAGATGCAGGAGAGAATTGATGAAATCCTTGCTCTGATAGACGAGCAGCTTTCCCTTGTAGCTGATAACTACATCGAGAGTTCATACAAGGCAAGAACATTAGCGAGCTACGTACAAGCTCTGAATGGGCTTTTAACGGCTCAGAAATCATATAAGGAGGAAAAGTACCAGTGAGCGAATTTGAAATCCGTATTCCGGCAAGAAAGAAACAGCCAGCAACTGATAAGGACAACCCGGTCGTGAAAGTTTCGCCAGAAGCATACAACGCACTGGTTGAAATCTATAACGAATCAACCATTTCTATGAAGGATATCGCGAGTTTGCTGATTGTTGAGGGCAGCAAGCATGTGGTTTATGACAAGGAGGAATAGTAATGGCAACACCAGTATTAATTATCGGAAAATCTGGTTCTGGCAAGAGCACCAGTCTTAGAAACTGCCAGAATGAACGCTGGAATCTTATCAGAGTATTGAATAAACCACTTCCATTTAAAGGAAAGATTGACGGATGGTTTACAGATGATTACCAGCAGGTAATGAAGTGTCTGATCGCATCAAAAGCAGAGTCAATTGTAATTGACGATGCAGGATATCTTATCACGAATCATTTCATGAAGGGACACGCTTCTGCCGGAAAAGGCAATGCAGTGTTCGCTCTGTACAATGATATTGGAGACTATTTCTGGAATCTTATCCAGTTCATTGTAACAAAAGTACCGCAGAATAAAATTGTTTACCTTATGATGCATGAAGAAAAAGATGATTCCGGGGAAGTAAAACCTAAGACAATTGGTAAGCTTCTGGACGAAAAAGTTTGCATCGAGGGTATGTTTACCATCGTTCTTCGCTGCATCGAAGAGAGCGGCAAACACTTATTTGTCACTCAGTCCAGCCAGGGAGCAGTAAGTAAGTCCCCGATTGGAATGTTTGACAGTTTAACTATTGGTAACGACCTTGCAGAGGTGGATAAGGTTATTAGAGATTATTATGAATTAGGGGGAACAGATAATGCAGAAACCAAATAATTACGATACTACACAGGCAGCAGGAGAATTTGAGCCGATTAAGCTCGGCGGACACAAAATGGTAATTAAGCAGGTATCAGAGAAAAAATCCCAGGGTGGGCTTGATATGCTTGTTATCTTGTTTGATTTCGCAGAAGGTGATGAACAGGCGGGGTACTTTATGAAGCAGTTCGAAAACGATATCCGTCCAGACAAGAAATATCCGAACGCCGGCACTAACTATATGGTCATTGACGAGAGTGTAGATTATGGTGTCCGTAACCTTAAAACATTTATCACATGCGTAGAAAAGTCAAATCCGGGATTTGCCGTTAAGTGGGACGATAACTTCGGGCAGCAGTTCAAAGGCAAGTTGATCGGCGGCATCTTCCGTCTAGAGAAAGACTGGTACGACAACAAGGAAGTAAAGCGTCACAAACTTGCATGGTTCCGCAGCATTGAAGGAATTAAGGATGCAGATATCCCAGAAGAGCGCACCACAAAGGCCTATGACGATCATCTGAAGGAAGAAGCTATCATGGGAGCAAGTCCAGCAGGTACGGACTTTATGAGTATTCCAGACAGTGTACAGGAAGAACTTCCGTTCAATTAAAAGGATGTGTTTTTAATGGTTATACAAGTGGACACAAGGGAACATAAATCAGAATGGGGACGAATTCAGAGTCAGTTTGATAGCCTTGGAGTGCAGTATTTTCGCTCTAAATTGTATTGCGGTGATTATCAATCACTGGACAATGCAAAACTCTGTATTGACCGTAAAAAGGATTTGCAAGAGCTTTGCGGAAATGTCTGCCAGCAGCATGAAAGATTCAAAGCAGAGCTTATCAGAGCGCGTGAAGCAGGTATTCAGTTGATTATCCTATGTGAACATGGGCCAGATATTAAGTCCGTTGGTGATGTGTATTTTTGGGAGAACCCAAGAAAACACAAAGTTATCTGGAAGACGGTAAACGGTAATAGAGTAAAGACTGTAATCTCTGACAAGGCTGTTGATGGCTGCCAGTTGTATAAATCTCTCTGCACAATCAGAGATAGATACGGAGTCCGATTTGAATTCTGTACAAAAGAAGAAACCGGGCGACAGATCGTGGAGCTGCTGTCATGACTAAGGAAGAAATCAAACAGTCAGTGAAAATGTCGGAAATTCTTTCCAGATACGGACTAAGGCCGAATAGAGCGGGATTTATATGTTGTCCTTTTCACAAGGAAAAATCAGCATCCTGCAAAATCTACGATGATTCCTTTTACTGCTTCGGATGTGGAATCGGTGGCGATGTGTTTGATTTCGTAATGCAATACGAATCCGTCCCTTTTAGTACTGCGTTTATTGAGCTGGGCGGCACTTATATATCAAAAAAAGGTAAAAGTCGTAACCAGATCAGACATGAAATGCGGGATATCAAAGCAAAAAAATGCAATCCTGCTCAGGTCCCAAACGAGCTTGAACAGGTAGAAAAGAACATACTTATGTACGAAACAGCACTAAAAACGTTCCCTCCTGATTCAGAAGAGTGGTATATGTGCCAGTTTAATCTTGAGAAAGAAAAAAGCAGACATGAATTGCTGTCTGTTAAGTCAGGAGGTGAGAAAAATTCTTGAAAACATTGAAAATTTACAAGCGCAAGACTTTATGGAAAAGCAGCTGTATGAAGAGCTTTTTTCAGTAAAAAGTAAAATCGACCGTTCGGAAATCAAATTCAAGCTGATGGACCGGGCAAAAAGTGTGAAAGCGAAGCATATAGCAGAAGAGTTCATAAAGGAATTCCAGAAAGCAGAGCAGGAAAAGGAAAAAGAAGAAAAAGCAAATCGTTCCATGCAGCTGGTTGAAAACATCACAAACTTTTATCCTGATTCTGTTGATAAGGAATATCCTAATATGGCTTGTGGCAGCTGGATAGCTACAGAGAATGGAATATTTTCTTCTGAAACATCTAAGGCGAGAGAACTTGTATGTCACCACCCGATCATGCCGATACGCCGACTGAAAAACATTGAAACAGGTGAAGAACAGATCACAGTGGCTTTTAAAAGGGATGGATATTGGACGGAAATAACTGTTCCAAAAATTGACATTGTGACCTCTAGAGCGATAACTAATCTTGCAAGGTTCGGCGTACAGGTTAATTCAGAGAACGCAAGGCTCCTTGTAAAGTATCTGGCAGATGTTGAAATGTACAATGCCGATATGATCGACATACAGCACTCTACAAGCAAGTTAGGATGGCATGGCAATGTGTTTGTACCTTACGACCTTTCGATCGTTTTTGACGGTGAATACCGCTTTAAAACACTATTCCAGAGTATACAGGAAAGTGGAGATTACTTCAAGTGGGTGACTCTGGCTAAACAGCTGCGGTCGTGCGGACGATTAGAGTCACGAATAGCACTGGCGGCATCTTTTGCAAGTGTGCTTGTACAGCCGCTTGATGTATTACCGTTCATCGTAGATTTCTACGGACAGACAGGTGGTGGAAAGACAGTAACGATCAATATAGCGGCATCAGTTTGGGGAAATCCTGCGCCGGGAGCTTACGTTGGAAACTTTCGATCAACAGATACATCATTAGAGACTAGAGCAGATATGCTTAATAATTTTCCAATGATCCTCGATGACTCGAAGAACGCTTCTCAGTATATTCGGGACAACTACGAAACATTGATCTATAATCTCTGTTCCGGCAAAGGGAAAGGAAGGTCAAATAAGGACCTCGGAGCAGCTAAGGAAAATACATGGAGTAATGTGACTATTTGCAACGGTGAGAATCCTATTTCGGAATTTGCAGACTCCGGCGGAGCTATCAACAGAATTATTGAGATTGAGTGTTGCGAGGATATTTACGAGAATCCGGCAGAGATCAACAGCGTTGTCACGAAGAACTACGGCTTTGCTGGAAGAGTATTTGTTGGAAATTTGAAACAGTTCACATCGGACGATCTGAAAGAAATGAAAGCCGAAATTGAGAAAGGTTTTGACGGATATGACTTTCCAGCAAAACAGGTCATGGCTATATCTACACTTCTGCTGGCTGACAAATTAGCTACAGATTTCATATTTAAGGATGGACGTGAGCTGACGGTCGAGGACGTTGTGGACATACCTACACGTAAAAAAGACGTATCTGAGGGACAGAGGTGTTATGAATTCATTCTTGAAAGTCTTTCCGTGTACGGGCAGCACTTTGATGCTCAATTCAGTTGCGATCAATGGGGATTCAAGGAAACGCCAGATGAGTATGGAGATGTATATGTATATTTTTATCCGAAACCTCTTGAAAACCTTTTGAAAAATAATGGATTCTCCAGAAAAGCCTTTTCTGCCTGGGCAATTAATCGAGAATTGATTAAGCATACAGGAAAGAGGGATACGGTACTAAAAAGAGACGGGGGAAGCGTGATGAGGCTTATTGCAGTAAAGGTTGTCAACATAAAAAGCCTCGAAAATGAGCAAGAAAATGAGGTTATTGAAACTGGCTTTCTGCCAACTAATGCCGAAACAAATGTTCCGTTTTCGTAATTTGTAACCATGTAACCGTTGTAACACGAAAAAAAACGTCCTATAGGAGAAAGTTTGAGAGTGTATAAAAAACATATGCTCTAGTGATTCTCCTATACAAAAACCTTGGTTACATTGGTTACACGGTTACATACCTCTGAAACCCGCATAAAATAAGGTTTTTTGGCGTAACCAATAGGTTGAAAAAGTCGGTTACACATGGGTTACAAAATTAAAAAGTATATACAATTAGATTTATTATAACAAAATTAATTGAATATTGCAAAAATATTTAGTTGACATAATTATTATAAGGAGTGGTTACAAAATGAAAAAAGACGATCTCAATAAAAAGCAGAGATATGCATTAGACACGATGCTGTCTGGTAGTAATGTTTTTCTGACAGGTGATGCAGGAACAGGCAAGACAACGGTTATTCAGACATTCATTGATGAGGCGGAAAAAGCTGGTAAAAATGTTCTGGTATCCGCCACTACTGGAATTGCAGCGGATAATATCGGATATGGGGCAACTACCGTACACCGGGCATTGAATATTTCAATTAAATTTGAGGACTATAAGAAAAAGGTGAAATCCAGAGCTAAACTTCTGAAAGAAGCAGATGTTCTTATCATTGATGAAATCAGCATGTGCCGGTTCGATTTGTTCAATATGATTGCAAAGACGATCATCACGGAGAATGAAGAGAGAGCAGTTGACAGACTTCTAATCGGAGAGGACAAAGAAGACATTCAGTTAATCGTGATAGGCGATTTCTACCAGCTTCCCCCAGTTATCACGACAGATGACCGCAAAATTCTCTGCCGGATGTATGGATCTGATTATGGAAAGGGCGGAAAGTACGAACACGGATATGCCTTCATGTCTGAATACTGGAAAGATATGTCATTCGAATATATTAAGCTTGATGAAGTATGCAGGCAGAATGATGAGGGATTTAAGTATGTGCTGAATGATATTAAATATGGCAACAATATTAGAAAATCCATTGCATATCTGGAGAACAACGAATCAGACAAGGTTATACCGGAAGCACCGTTCTTGGTTGGCACTAATGCAGAAGCTGACAGAATTAACAATACTTTCCTTGGCAAGTTGGATAAAAAGACCGAAAAAGTGTTTCATGCAGCAGTTGACGGCGAGCTAACATCTGCCGATATTAAGAACATTGCATTTGCCAGAGAGGACTTAATTCTTAACATCGGTGCAAAAGTGATGATTACAGTCAATGATCTGTTTGGAAACTACATTAATGGAACGATTGGCATCATTCAGAAAATTGTGGAAAACGGAGAATTTGAAGAATCTTATCTGGTTATCAAGACTGATAAGGGCAAAACAGTTAGCTTGTACAGATACAGCAAAGACATTGAGAAACAGGTTATTGAGGAATCTGAACAGGAAAAAGACGGTCAGAAAATCGTAAAAGAGAAGATTGTCCGCAAAAAAGTAGGTTCTTTCTCTCAGTTCCCAGTGAAACTTGCCTGGGCGATCAGTATTCATAAATCACAGGGACAGACATTCGAGAAAATCAACATTGATCCTTGCTGTTGGGATCCTGGGCAGTTCTATGTGGCTGTTTCCCGGGCAAAATCCGCTAATGGTATACATTTTATCAGACCGATAAAACAAAGCTATATTAAGGCGTTTAGTAAGGATAACGAGCGACTTCTTGAACAGAGTTTTGAGGTAGAAGAAGGTGTATAAGTATGAGAGTGACACACGAGCAGATACCGAACACTATTAAGTTCTTGCAGATTGACTTCCCGGCACTGGTTCTCCAGACTGCCGGAATCGAAGAAAATGATGAATACTGGCAGCAGGTGACAGAACAGATTCATATCATGTCAGAAAAATATCGAAAAAACGGGTTTGTAGATCATATGCTATTGGCTTATGCGGACTATCTCGAAAAAATGTTTAAAAGAGCGCAGAAGATGAAAGAGGAGCGTGAGAAAAATGTACAAACAGAAGTATAAAGAAGGTCAGCAGATCCATAAAAACATATATCTGTACATCTGCCGGTATGTCAAAAAACATCGGTACGCACCGTCTTACAAAGAGATTGCTGACGGCGTCGGCGTATCAAATGCCACAGTGCTTCGCCACATGGACATGCTGCGGACAGATGGACTAATCGAAACAGATCACCCGAAGACACCGAGAGCGTTCCGGCTGACAGGATATGAGTTCGTAGCAAGGAGGAAGAAGCATGAAACTGTATGAGCTGTTCAAAGGTACTGAATACGTTGGAGAGTTCACCCTTGACGAGATCGCAAGTATCACAGGAGCGCATCGGAGCGCACTACTCAACAGCGTGGCGCGCGGCGTTCTCGTAAATGACTTGTGGGACGTCTCTCCGGCTTACGATCGGACTTTAAACCGGAATGACGACAGTTCATTGCTTAAGCAGTTTGAAGCTGTTACAGGGCAAATCAGGAGGTGCGTGAAGCGTGAGCAGTAAACTTAAAGCAAAGCCACGAAAGCAGAGACTTCCTCTAGCTCAGCCCAATCAGGCAGCACAGGCATTTGGGCGAGCAATGATTAACTGCCATAGTCAGATTAAAAGTATGGAGAAAGAAGCTTACGAAAACGGATTCAACGATGGGGAAGATTGGGCTGATACGATTAATGTCGTTACGACCATGATGGCCCTGAGACGTTTATATGGCTTTTCTACGAAACGTTTACTCACAGTCATGCAGACTGCTAACGAGTACGTTAAAATGGCAAATAGGGGCGAAATGAGCGTCCTGAGCATGATGCAGGACATTGAGGAGAACACAGATGTAATATTTGATGAGATGAATAAGAATCTGGTTAAGAAGATGGGAGTATAAAATCATGTACCAACTGCACAATAGCGTGTCAGTTGCTTACATGGGGAAAGTGAGGATGGAAAATGGATAAATTAAAACCATTAAAACCGTGTCCGTTTTGCGGAGGAAAGGCAGAAATGCTGATTAATGAATATAACGATTCAAAAAAAGAATATCTTGTAGCTTGTACAGAATGCGATGGAATGGTGGAACGCTGGAGAGAAACAGAGGAAGAAGCCGTAGAACAGTGGAACAGGAGAATAAGTGATGAGGAGGACGCGAAATGTTAATCAGAAGTCAGGATAAAGAAGCATTAATCAATTTCAACAATTCAATCGTAGTCAACACCATGGTGGATATTGGAGGGGTAACGAAGATGTTCTGCTCATATTCATGCGATGATTATGTTATCGGGCATTATTCATCAAAAGAAAAAGCCATGAAGGTACTGGATATGATTCAGGAAGCCTATGTAAATGGACATATTGATTATCAGATGCCGGCAGACAGTGAGGTGGTTGTATGAGTGATAAACGTAAAATATACAATTACATAAAAAGGACAATAAATCCTTACGGAAGACCTTTCGAGGGAACTGCATATGAGTTCGGGCTTAAAATCATGGATTATATCGAAAATATGGATGACGAGAAAGAAAATGGTTGGATTCCGGTCAGTGAGGGATTACCAGAAGTAAGCGGTACGTATCAAGTGACTTGCATGGACGGAAGAATATATCGTTCAACCTATGCGAAATTCCAGTGCAAGTTGAAGCGCTGGGAACTAACTGGTGCTAGGTCATATTGGAAAGTCACAGCCTGGATGCCACTTCCAGAACCATATAAGGAGGACTAAATGGGATATTGTAAATTAGACTGCCTGCACGGTGAAACCGAGTGTTGTATCTACTGCGATAAGCAAGACGATTGTGAAAATCGGTGTGACATGATGGACAGCTATGAATACGCTGAGGACTGTGAGGATTATGTCGAGGAGGACGAAACATGATTACATTCTTATTAGGGTTTACCTTTGGAACCATATTCGGAGTGACTGGCCTTGTATGTGCAGCGATCATGTACGACAAGCATCACCCAGACGATTATAAAGGAGAACGGTATGCTGACAAGGAATAAAAAACTGAAAGACTACGGTATTCCGGCAGAGGACATAGAAAAACTGAATACGATGCTGAAAGACTTCCCGGCAAAGTACGGATACCTGCTTACCAGCGCCGCCTTGTCAGCTTGCCCGAAGAACACGGTGATAGCGGATATGGTTATTGAGAATATCCTACACCGGAAAAGTTACAGGAAAATCAGCAGAGAAAGATATATCCCAATGAATCCGAAAGACTTCTACGGATACAGACGCAAGACCGTCGCTGTACTGTATGAGAGAATGCGGTTATTGGGAGTGTGGGAGGAATAAAATATGAGCAGACTAATTGATGCGGACGACTTAATTGAATATATTAAAATATGGGATATTGGAAATAGCATTAGTTCTGACCAGAAAGAGTTTATTGATTGTGTCAACAGGCAGTTTACAGCTTTTAATGTGGACAAGGTTGTGGAGCAGATTGAACACAGAAGAGCAAATTTTGATTGTAAATTATGCAAATACAATGATGATGAAAAAACAATATGTAGTGAAGATTGTTCAGATGCACTTATTGATGATTTAATCAAAATTGTGAAGGAGGGTGGATTGTATGAGAGAAATTCTTTTCAAGGCAAAGAGGGTTGATAATGGCGAATGGGTTGAGGGATATTATCAGAAAAAATATGACCTTTTAGGCAACGAAGAGCATTTAATCTTCCACGCTGATAGTTATAAAGTGTGGGAATATGCGGAAATTGTTCCCGAAACCCTCTGCCAGTTCACAGGACTTTGTGACAAGAATGGGAATAAGATTTGGGAAAATGACATTGTTAATCATAACGGAGAATATGCCCCGGTAAAATTTGGGAGGTATTGTTCGAGCTTTGATTACGGAAACTATAATTTTGGATTTTATGTTGACTTTCCGGAAGATACATTTTACCGAAAAGAACTTGGATATTGGTGCAAAAAGGTTGAAACTGCCGGGAACATTTTCGACAATAAGGAATTATTACAGGAGGAATCAAATGGGTAAAGGCAAAGACATTTCCACTATGTTTACGAGGGAAGAAAACAAAAAGAATGGAAGAGCTGGATGTTATCAGGCTGACAGTGTAAAAATTGATATCATCAGCCCAGCACAGTATGGAGCATTCTTACAGAAAAGAGGTAAAAGAAGATGAGTAAATCAGTATTAGTGATTGATACACCAGAGCATGGTTGCGTTTCCTGCTTAATTGGGCGAAATCACAGTAACAGTCTGGAAACCTGCATTTATTGTCCGATCGCGGGAAAATGTGTGCTTGATGAAAAAGCAGAAGCCATTCCTGACTGGTGTCCACTTATGGATTTGCCAGAAAAAGATAATGGAGACTATCCAGCTAATACGTCTGATGCTAGCTTTGTGGAGGGCTGGAACCAGTGTATTGATGAGATTACAGGAGGGAATTATGATGATTGATTTAAGAAATACATGCGTGCTTGTTAGAACACCAGAAGAGAACGAGAAATTACTTAAAGAAGCTGAAAAGCAGGGAATTACGTGGAAAGGAAGAGACTATTGTAGACCGTTAAAAGAACAAACATTTCCAAATATTTTAAAAATTTTCAAAGATGAAAGTATTGTTCATAATTCATATATTGACGCAAATTTTGCTTTCTACGAAGCATCAGAACTTTTCGGCACGAAAAAAATGACTGCAAGAGAGTTTGCTGATAGAATTGCTGATTTAGGCAACTGCAATGGACGTAACTGTTCGGAATGCGTATTGAACAAAAAGAACAATAAGTGTAAGTGTAATTTGTGCGATATATCTGACTGGAAAGACAATATTGATGAACTTCTCGAAATTGTGGCATCAGGCAAAGCTACAGTCTTATCATCAGAAGAGAAAGCAATTGATACTCTTGAAAATTTTATCGAGAATCCAGACCGTGCAGCGTTAAATGATGAATTTATAGAGGCGTTGAATCTGGCGGTGGAGAAGATGAAAGAGGTGAAGTAGATGAGTAAGAAAGTAAAGTGTTGCGAATGCGATTCTCTCATGGGCTGGGCTTTGCCAAGAGTAGTAGATAAAGACAATTACGAATATGCGAAAAGAGTTTTGAAGTTAGCATCTACTACAGGAGTATGTGAATACACCATGAAAACCAAGGCGAGAACGCATGAGCAGTACTGTAGAAAATTTAAAAAAGACGAGTTTTTAGAACGACATAACGATTTTTTTAAAGACGAAATTTTAAACCTTGAAAGCATGATTAAGGAATATGAAAAAGAAAATTTTGTAGAAGTAGACGAATCGTGGAAAGCTCATTTTATGAAAAGATTTCAAGAGGTGAAGTAGATGGAGAGATTAACAGAAAGATATGATATTACACCAGACGGAGAATCAGATGTCTGGGTTAAACAGCACGATTATATTTCGGCAGCACGAAAACTCTGTGATTACGAAGACTCAGAAGAACAGGGCTTGCTTGTGAGATTGCCGGTGTCAATAGGAACTAAGGTGTACATGATAGCGTCAATGTTTGATTGCATTTACGATTATGATAATTGCAAGGCTACTCAAAAGTGGAAATGTGAAGAAGATATTCAGTGTGAATATGAAAGAAAATCATATTATGTAAAAGAAATTGAGTTTACTTCAATTATGAAAAATTCTATAGGAAAATCTATTTTTCTCACTCGCGAAGAAGCTGAGAAGAGGCTGGAGGAGATGAAAAATGACTGAATACGTTAGAAAATCAGATGTAATAAAAATCATGGAGGATAATTCTCACATTATGGAAGTGTTTGGCGTTAAAAAGAAAATGATTGATGGGTTTGCGATGTGTTGTGATTTTGCAGACTTAAAAATTGTTGAGATCGATGACGAAGAGGTAGATTAATATGAAACCAGAAGAAGCAATTGAAAAATTAAGATACCCAGAACTTCCAGATGGATTAGTTATGGTTGGTTTAGAAGCTAGGCAAGAAGCCATTAAAGCATTGGAAAAGCAGATTCAAATGAAACCGATTAATAAAACAAAACCAGATGATACCGCAAGCCTTGCTTATGAAAATTGTAATATTATTGTCTGCCCAACCTGCGGCGGACGGTTGAAACTGAAATCAAAAGGGAAATATTGCGATAAGTGTGGGCAGAAATTAGATTGGGGGTGAAGAAGATGGCAGATAACAAACCTACACTTGAAATTGACAGGGAAAAGAACGAAGTTACGATAAAATGTAATGGGGATACTATAAAATTCGAAGATGAAAACGTGGAAGTGACCAGAGCAAGCAAAAACATGATGTTTAAGCCACCAGACATAACCCCGCAGCTCGCCATATCAGCATTCGCAGTGCTACATCAATATTGCAACTCAGTCAGTCCACATGACTGCATCAGATGTGCATTTTACGAACATTGCCCGGAGTGCTTCATGGGGTGTCCGGGAGATCAGGGTGAGACGATCAGGAAATTGCAAAGTGATGAATAAAATTAGAGAGTCGGTATTTACCGGCTCTTTTTTAGCGCAAATTCCTCAAACATGTACCACAACTTTTCTACTGACCTGTGATATGATATACTCAGAAGTGTTACTATGGGATTTTATAGCCAGTTGGAGGTGAGAGCATGGGAATGACGCCAATGTACACAAGTTCCGCAGAAATAGAGGATAAAATAGAACAGTATTTTGAAAACTGCAAAGGTTATCCTTTGACTGATAGTAAGGGAAAGCAAATATTTAATAAATTTGGTTCACCCATATTCGTAGACGTTCACCCTCCGACTGTTACAGGTCTTGCTTTGGCACTTGGCTTTAATAGCCGACAGAGCCTTTTAAACTATCAGGGAAAAGCAGAATTTATGGACACGATAACGCGCGCGAAAGCCAGAGTGGAACAGTATACAGAAGAAAGATTATTTGATCGTGACGGTTCAAATGGTGCTCAGTTCAGCTTGAGAAATAATTTTAAGGGATGGGATGCTGACAAGAAAAATGATGATTCTGGAGATGGAAAGATTATGATTGTAAATAATATTCCAAGACCGGAGAAACAGAATGAATGAGAATCCGATTAATCTGAATGAAATTATAGCTCCTGCCTTTTATAATGTTTTTTGGGATATCCTGGATGATAAGCATACTTACTATGACCTATACGGCGGACGTGGATCCACAAAATCATCCTTTGTGGGGGTCATGATACCTTTCCTGATGATGCAGGACGCAGAGAACAGCATAATGTCAAATGCTGTTATTTTCCGTAAAGTTGGAAACACACTTCGAGAATCCGTTTATGAACAGATAGCATGGGGAATTGACGCACTCGGAGTCAATGAACTATGGGACACCAGCGTAAGCCCTATGCAATACACTTATAAGCCTACTGGACAGAAAATCATATTCAGAGGACTGGACAAGGCAAAAAAGACTAAATCTATTAAAGCAAGCAAGGGATATTTCAAGTATCTCTGGTTCGAGGAACTTGACGAATTTTCGGGCATTGAAGAAATTCGTACAGTGCAGCAGTCAGTCCTTCGAGGTGGCAGTAAGTTTGTTGTATTTAAGACATTCAATCCACCAATCAGCCGGAGTAACTGGGCGAACGTGTACGTAGAAGAGCCACGAGACGACAGCTACAGGCATAAGAGTGATTACAGATCAGTTCCTGTTGAATGGCTTGGTCAACAATTCCTTGATGATGCGGAGCATCTTAAAAAGACAAATCCAAGAGCCTATCAGCATGAATATCTTGGATTGCCTGTCGGACTTGGTACAAATATCTTTGAGCTGTTGGAAATCCGAACGATTCCAGATGAAGAAATTCAGAAGTATCAAAGTGTCTATCAGGGACAAGACTGGGGATGGTATCCGGATCCCAAAGCGTTTATTCGCGTGGCTTATGCACCTAATCAGGACAAAGTTATCCTGCTGGATGAGCTTGGCGGATGTAAAATTCGAAATACAGCAATGGCTAACCAGATAAAGAAAAAAGGATATGATGATTATTCAATATCTTGCGGAGTTGATGAAGAAGAAAGCATTATTGACTTCCGAGATGCAGGACTTCCGGCACGTAGAGCGATTGTAACACCGGGAAGCCGTAAATATACTTTTGAGTGGTTACAGTGCCGAACATTAGTCATTGATCCGGCACGAACGCCTAGAGCATACAAGGAAATTATCAATTATGAACATGAAGTAGATAGCAATGGAGAAGTTATCGCAGATTATCCAGATGGTAACGATCACTGGATAGATTCTCTCAGGTATGCGACAAGTCCATTGTCGATGAGAAGAGGACATAGTGCATAATGGGACTTATAACAACACTAAAAAGGTGGTTTAACATGATATTCAAAAAACAAGCCGAAGAGGATTTCAACATCCAGGCAGCAGAATTCCCAGAAATGGAATCATTGATTAATCGGTGCGCGAACATCTACAGGGGTGTGCCGGAATGGTTAGATGATAAGAATAATATCAAGACGATTAATTTCGCGAAATCTGTCTGCTCAGAAACAGCACGGCTCGCAACACTGGCGATCGGCATTCAGATAGACGGTTCCGCAAGGGCTACATGGCTACAGGAGCAGATTGACAAGGTATATTTCCAGATCCGGCACTGGGTAGAATACGGATGTGCTTATGGAACGGTATTTATCAAGCCGAACGGTGAAAGCCTCGACGTATTTACTCCGGCAGATGTGATGATTGTAGATTACGATAATCAGGAGATCAAAGGAATTATATTCAAAGATTCTTATACTGTTGGACGGAAATACTATACACGGCTTGAATATCATAGGTTTGTTGAGACCACAATAGATGGCGTAACAACTTATCCATACTACGTTTCCAACAGAGCTTATGTGTCGAAGTCCCCTCAGTCAATCGGTGACAGAATTGACCTTAAACAGACCAAATGGGCTGACCTCATGGCAGATACGCCACCGATTCTCAAGGCAAATGGTGAGAAACTGGACGGACCTCTATACGGAGTACTTCGGACACCACAGGCAAACAATGTAGACATTAGCACACCACTTGGACTCCCGATATTCGCCGAAGCCATTGAAGAGTTAAAGGACCTCGACATTGCATACAGCCGTAATGCCGGAGAAATTTTTGATTCGCAGAAGATTGTTCTGGCAGATGATAGACTGCTGATGCCAAGCGGTACACCTGTAGCAGCCATGTCGCCGCAGGGCATGGAGAACAGACGGAACGAGATGAACTTACCGCACTTTGTCAAGAATGTATTCGGACAGGATGAAAAAGAGTTCTATCAAGAAATCAATCCGCAGCTCAACACGGATACCCGTATAAGCGGCATAAATGCCCTTTTAAGCCAGTTAGGATATAAGATTGGATTCTCCAACGGGTATTTCGTTTTTAATGAATCTAGCGGCATTCAGACGGCTACAGGCGTAGAAGCGGAACAGCAGAGGACAGTACAGTTTATTAAAGACGTTCGAGACAAACTGGAATCCTGTCTGGATGAAGTAATCTACGCATTGAACGTTTACGCTGACCTGTACGGACTTGCACCTGTCGGAGCTTATGAAGTCAATTATGATTTCGGAGATATCTTGTATGTCAGAGAAAATGACCGTGCGAGATGGTGGCAGTATGTGACTACTGGTAAGGTTCCAGCATGGCTGTATTTTGCGAAGTTCGAGGGAATGACTGAGGAAGAAGCGAAAGCAATGGTCAAAGAAGCCCAGCCAGACGAACCGAAATTATTTGGAGATGAGTAGTTATGTTAAGCCCAGAGTATTTACGCCGGATAACAGAGGGCAGTGAACAGATTGCAGAAGAACTGCATCAGTATATCATCTCTGAGATCGTGTCGAGAATGATGGCAAGAATCGGCAGAGGCGAGGATTATATCCTAACCAATGCCGATGCATGGAGAATCAGAACGCTACAGGAATCTGGTGAACTGCTAGAGGACATTCTGGCAGAATTATCAAAATACACCAAACGTGAACAGCAGGAACTTCTTGAAGCGTTTGAGGATGCCGGAATCACTGCAATGAATTACGATGATAAGGTATATAAGGCAGCAGGGTTAAGTCCTGTACCGCTTGAGCAGTCTCCAGCTATGATAAGGCTCATGGAGCGGAATATGCTTGCAACTATGGGTGAGTGGAAGAATTTCACACGAACCACCGCAAGTGCCGCTCAGAGGCTCTATATCGAACAATGCGACCTTGCATATAATCATGTAATGACTGGAGCGGTTGGGTATACGCAAGCCATCAAAGAGGCAGTTAATAATGTTGTATCAGATGGTGTCACCGTCACATATCCATCTGGCAGAAAAGACACGATTGAAACCGCAGTTGCGCGTTCTGTCAGAACTGGTGTGGCACAGGCTACGGGAGATATATCCCTAAAACGCATGGAAGAAATGGACTGGGATTTAGTTCTAGTCAGTGCTCACATAGGAGCCAGAACGGGTGACGGCGGCCAGAATCCGGGCAATCACTCATGGTGGCAAGGCAAGATATACTCTCGTTCTGGTAAGAGCAAGAAGTTTCCGCCGTTCTCATTGACCGGATACGGAACAGCAAGCGGACTGTCAGGGGTCAACTGCCGGCATAGCTTTGGGGCAAGTGATGGAGAATTCAACCCCTATGCAGAACTATCAGCACAGGATAAAGCTGATAAAGGTAAACAGTATGAAAAAGAACAGCGACAACGTACTTATGAGCGGAGAATCCGAAAAACGAAGCGCGAAGTCCTCGGAATGCAAGCAGCGGTTGATAACTGCAAGGACGAACAGGCGAAATTCGCACTCCAGCAAGACCTTGACCGGAAGTCTTATCTTTTACAGAAACAAAATGCTGCATACAAAGATTACTGCGAGCAGAACGACCTAAGAGAACTGCAAGACCGCCTTATGATAGCGAAATGGAACCGCCAGAACGCCGCAAAAGCCAGAGGAGCGGCAAAACGATATAAAACAGCAAAGGGGATTGACTGATGGACAGATGGGAATATTTCAATCCTAATCCTATTAAGGGTAAGAGAACCGGAGATTGTGCTGTCCGGGCAATATGTAAAGCAACCGGGTTCGACTGGGAAACGGTATTCGCTGGATTAATGATACAGGCGTGTGCTCTGTCAGATATGCCAAGTGCAAATTATGTCTGGGGAGCGTATCTGTATAAGCATGGATACAGACGCAAGCTGATTGAACAATCAGAGCGATATATCTATACAGTCAACGACTTCTGTACAGACCATCCGACAGGCACATACATTCTCTGCATAGATGGTCATGTGGTGACAGTGCAAGATGGCAAATATTTTGACACATGGGATTCCGGTAATGAGATTCCAGTATATTACTGGGAAAAGGAGTAGCTAAATGAGCATATCAGAATTTGTACAGATTTTCCTCTCTATCTGTGGAGGGGTGTCCATTGTCGGAGGGGCGGCAGCCGTAATCTTTAAGTGGATTACACCGGCGTTCAGACTTAATAAGCGAGTAGAGACACTGGAAGAACATGACAAGCGAGATTATGAAAGTCTTCAGAGAATTGCAGAACGTGACTCATTAATCCTGGAAGTGTTATCGACTATGCTGGATAGCCAGATCAGCGGCAACAATGTGGAGGAATTAAAAAAAACAAAACAGAAGCTTACAAATTATCTTGCACAGAATCAGCGTTAATTGCATTAATAAGGGGTATGCTCATGAAGTTATATGTATTCACTAAGAAAGATATAGACAGGTTCTTGCTAGAGTGCAATTTCACACCGGATGAAGAAAGATTGTTCCGGCTGAGATGCAAGGAACACACTCTTGAATACTGTGCTGAGCAGATGAATGTGAGTATATCCACAGCGAAACGATTAAGCCGGAGGGTGAATAATAAAATAATTAAAGTGTGCTGATACTTTTCAGATACTTATATGGGTCTTAGACGAACTGTCTAAGACTCTTTTTTTATGTAAAAATATAGTTATAGAAAGTCATAGGGCAAGTTATAGAGCAAGTTATAGGAGGCATAAATATGGCATTATATAACAATCCTTATCAATATAGTTTTGGCGTTCCGGGACAGATGAGTCAGTTCCAGCAACAGCCTGTCCAGATGCCAGCTCAACCAGTACAGCAACCCCAGCAGAATAACAATGGCATCCTGTGGGTATCTGGCGAAGTTGGCGCAAAATCATATCTGGTAGCACCCGGGACAAGCGTTTTGCTGATGGACAGTGAAAGCGAAAAGTTCTACATAAAATCCACAGACGTTTCCGGTATGCCACAGCCATTACGGACGTTTGAGTATCACGAAATAGGCACTCAGATGCCACCTAAACAGCCCGTTCAGAACATGGACAGTAAATACGTCACCAGACAGGAATATAACGATTTAAAGGGCAAATACGAAGCTATCATAAACCGATTAAATTCATTTTCTGAACCTGTTAGAACTAATACCGTACAGGAATCAGCAGTCAAGGGAGGAAACGCAGATGAGTAATCCATTATTTAACGCGCTTGGCGGTGGGATGCCACAGGGAAACGGACCAATGCAGATGATACAGCAGTTTATGCAGTTTAAACAGAATTTTAAGGGAGACCCGAAGGAAGAAGTCCAGAAGATGTTACAGTCTGGGAAAATTTCCCAACAGCAACTTAATCAGGTCCAGCAGATGGCAGGGCAGTTTCAAAATCTGCTGAAGAATATGAAATAGTACATTACAATCTGGCCAGATTGATGTAAATACACAATAAAGGAGATTATATTATGGATGGAAATTATAGCTTAGCAGATATTGCCGCCGCTACTGGAAACGGTAGAAATAACGACGGCATGTTTGGTGGAGATGGTAGCTGGTGGATTATTGTTTTATTCATTTTTGCTTTCTTCGGATGGGGAAACAACGGCTGGGGCAATAATGGCAACGGCGGTGGATATACAGCCACAGCAGCTACTCAGGCAGATATTCAGAGAGGATTCGACAATTCCGCAGTAATCAGCAAGCTTGATGGAATCAACAACGGTCTCTGTGATGGATTCTATGCGGCGAACAACGGTATGCTTACCGGATTCAATGGAATCAACACCAACATCATGCAGACTGGCTTCGGCATCCAGCAGGCAATCAATGCTGATACTGTAGCTAATATGCAGAATACAAATGCTTTACAGGCTCAGCTTGCGAACTGTTGCTGTGAAACCAGGGAAGCTATCCAGGGCGTGAATTACAATATGGCGCAGAACACCTGTGCATTGCAGAACACCATGAACAGCAACACAAGAGATATCATTGACAGCCAGAACGCTGGAACAAGAGCCATTCTTGACTATCTTTGCAATGAAAAGATTTCTAACTTACAGGCTGAAAACAATGACCTCAGACGTGCCGCTTCTCAGGATCGCCAGAGTGCACTTCTCACAACTGCAATGGCTTCTCAGACACAGCAGCTCATTAATGCGATTAATCCAGCACCGATCCCGGCATATCAGGTTCCTAACCCGAACACATATTACGGATGTGGATGCAACACTGGATGTAATTGCTGATAACTTCATATCGAGAGTATCTTTCGATTGATTCGAATGTCGGCTTATGCCGTATTACACAGAGGGCAGGCTGAGACCTGTCCTTTTGTGATATGAAAGGGGTAAAAATTATGGCAGAATTTACAAATGTAGCTGCTCAGGCTGTAGCAGCAAATGGAAACGTAGTATTTTCAAACACAGCAGTTAAAGGTTCTAACTGCATTCAGCACAGAGAGGGAAGCGGAATTATTACACTAAGAGGACTGACTAACCAGTGTAAAGCGAGATTCTTCGTGGATTTTTCCGGTAATATCGCAATTCCAACAGGCGGTACTGTCGGAGCTATCTCTTTGGCTATTGCAATCTCTGGCGAACCGGTTCTTTCTTCTCAGATGATTTCCACACCGGCGGCGGTGGACCAGTACAACAATGTGTCCACAGGTATCTATATTGATGTACCTCGTGGATGTTGCGTTAATATTGCAGTAGAGAACACAAGCGATCAGACTGTTTCTGTTGCAAACGCAAACATTGTTGTGACCAGAGAAGCGTAGGAGGTGCAGTTATGAGAGACATTAAAGATTTATGTGCAAGAATTGAAGATGAACTTTCCAAAATCGCTGACAGTGGGCTGACCACCGGAAATCTGGAAATGACATACAAACTGATTGATATGTACAAAGATATCAAGGGCACTCAGTACTGGGATAAGAAAGTGGAATATTACAACGCTGTTCTTGATGAGATGCGTGGCGGCTACAATGACGATTACAGCGAACGCGGAAGAAAACGTGACAGCATGGGGAGGTACAGCTCAAATGACGGTAGAATGATGCCGGATTACGACCGGGGCAGTTCTTATGCCAGACGTGGCGAGCATTATGTTAGAGGGCATTATAGCCGTTCTGACGGGCGAGATGCTTATGACGACTACATGACGCAGAAACAGAGCTATCGTTCCGGTAAATCCGAGGACTGTAAAAGGAAGATGCTTGCCGCATTAGAAGAACACCTTGACGAACTCACAACAGAAATGAGCGATATGTCCAAGGACGCAGAGTGCCGGGAGGAACGTGATCTTGTCAAGAGATACGTGGAAAAACTCCGGGATATGCTCTAATTAGTCAAAAACATGTACCACAACTTTTTGGAGTTCCTGTGGTAAAATGTATTCATAAGGAAGATTCGTAAGTGGTTTCCGCCACTTGACATAGACATTTTTCATTGATTCCTCCTTTCTCGGGTGCGTGTCCTTAATAGAAAATGCAGTGGCCGGATTGTCACATAAGATGCATGAGGTTGAAAAGCGGATGCAATTTCCGACACGTGCCATTACTGTCTATATGACTTGCTCGCTCGCATAGACAGTACGCACCTCCTTGTAAAAGGTAAATGGGCGGACAGGCGCCCGGAACAACTCGTGGCAGGCATGACACGTTAAACACCTTGCTAACCCGGGAATCCGGGTTGACGAAATGTAGCTCAGGTGGAAGAGCGGAGGACGCATAGTCCTTGACGTCGGTGGTTCGAGTCCACCCTTTTCGATTACCTTGCCAGTGGTCTAACTGGCTTAATCCATACCTGCGGCGGCAGGTCAATAAACACGACCAGGAGGATATGTATGCAGAAACTTATTGACACATTAAAATCATTTGGAATCGAGATCCCGGAGGACAAACAGGCAGATGTGAAGAAAGCACTCTCTGAGCATTATAAGAATGCGAAAGAAGTAGCAAAAACTCTGTTAAAGGTCGAAGGAGAACGAGACAGCTGGAAAGAACGTGCTGAGACAGCAGAGGAAACCCTGAAAGGTTTTGACGGTATCGACCCGGCGAATGTTAAGACCGAGTTAGAGACTTGGAAGCAGAAAGCGGCAGATGCAGAAAAAGAGTTTAATGCAAAAATCTATGACCGTGATTTCTCAGATGCTCTGAAAGCAGCACTCGACGATGTTAAGTTTTCCAGTGAAGCGGCTAAGAAGTCTGTTATGGCAGACATTAAAGAAGCAGGTCTTAAGCTGAAAGACGGCAAAATCCTTGGGCTGAATGACCTGATTGAACAGATGAAGCAGTCTGACGCATCCGCTTTTGTTGATGAATCTCAGCAGCAGGCTCAGCAGAATCAGGCAAAATTTACCACTCACGTTAGACAGCAACAGACGCCGGGAAGTATGACCAAAAAAGATATCGAGGCGATCAAAGACCCGTCCGAGAGACAGGCCGCAATTGCTCAGAACATCCAGTTATTCCAATGATTTTTACACCGACTATACGACGGAGTATAGCCGCTAACCCAATACCTTAACAATTATGGGTAGAAAGGATTTTTTATATGGCAGCAAAAGCTAATCTTATTATGACAAATGATATCCAGGTCACAGCACGTGAGATTGACTTTGTAACCAGATTCGAAAGAAACTGGGAGCACTTGCGTGAGATTCTTGGTATCATGCGTCCAATCAAAAAGACACCCGGAGCGGTTCTTAAATCAAAATACGCAGAAGGCACATTGCAGGACGGAAATGTTAAAGAGGGCGAAGAAATCCCTTACAGCAAATTCACTGTAAAAGAAAAGCCCTATGCAGAAATGACTATCGAGAAGTACGCAAAGGCTGTATCTATCGAAGCAATCAAGGATCACGGTTATGAGAACGCTGTTCAGATGACCGATGATGAATTCCTTTTCCAGCTTCAGACCAATGTTACTGAAAGATTTTATGATTATCTGAAAACAGGTACCCTCACATTTACAGAAACTACTTTCCAGATGGCTCTGGCAATGGCTAAAGGCCGTGTTGAAAACAAATTCAAACAGATGCACAGAAACGTGACTGGCGTTGTTGGATTTGCGAACATTCTGGACGTATATGAATACCTTGGAGCAGCTGAGATTTCTATTCAGAACCAGTTCGGATTCCAGTACATGAAAGATTTCATGGGCTTCAATACTATTTTCCTGTTATCCGACAGTGAGATCCAGAGAGGAACAGTTATTGCTACGCCTGTTGAGAACATCGTTCTGTACTATGTTGACCCGAACGAGTCCGATTTCGCAAGAGCAGGTCTTGTATACACCGTATCTGGCGAGACGAATCTGATCGGATTCCATACACAGGGCAACTACCACACAGCAGTATCCGAAGCATTTGCAATCATGGGACTCACCCTCTTTGCAGAGTACATTGATGCTATTGCTGTTGGAACCATCAACACAACTCAGACACTTGGAACTCTGGCTGTAAACTCCGCAGCAGGAAGTAAGAGCGGAGATACTAAAGTGACCATTACTCCGGCAAAAGCAAGCGCAGGAAATGTGTACAAGTACAAAGTTGCATCTTCTGAAACTGCCGTAGACTACGGACAGAACGTGAAGAACTGGAGCGCATGGGATGGCGAATCCGACATTACAGCAGCAACAGGGCAGGTTATCACGGTAGTTGAGTGTGACAGCACCTATAAGGCATTGAGCGCTGGACATGCGACTGTAACAGCAAAATGATGATCGCAGGAGGTAACTGGCATGGCTTATGCAGATTATAAATTCTATACAGAATCATTCGGCAATGTCGTGCCAGAAACCGACTTTCCACGACTGGCAGAAAGAGCCAGTGATTTTGTGGACACAATGACGTTTGATAGGTTGGTGGACGGACTGCCGACGAACGAACGCTCACAGAAGCGCATCAAAAAGGCAGTCTGTTCATTGGCTGAATTAATGTATCAGATTGAGCTTGCTGAAAAGAATGCAATCAATCAGGCATCGGCAAATGTAACCGACATAAATGTCGGGAACATCTCAACAGGCATTGTAACATCTGTATCCTCTGGTAGTGAATCTATCTCTTATGCTACACCTCAGCAGATTGGGGCAAGCGCAAAGGAATGGAGTGCAGTGTATGTCGCCGCCGGAGATGTACAGAAAACGAACGACTTACTCTTAAAGACAGCGTTACCACTTCTGATGGGAGTAAGGACGGATGATGGTATACCAGTTTTGTATGCAGGAGTGTGATTATATGGACATTTCAACATTAGGCTCATGTATTTCTATCGTAGCAATATGCTATGTGGTAGGAATGGGCTGTAAAGCATCAAAAAGAATCTCCGATGAATGGATCCCGGTAATCATGGCGGTTATTGGTGGAATTCTCGGAGCAGTCGGAATAGGAGTTATCCCGGACTTCCCGGCAACGGATTATATCACAGCGGTTGCGGTCGGTATGTTTAACGGATTGTCGGCTACTGGTGTGAATCAGGTTATTAAGCAGACAGTGCAGAAAGAGTGATTTTATGGGTGGACGTGGTGGAAGTAGTGGACTAAGTTCCAGCGGAACCAGCGGACTTGATGTAATCAGAAATGGTGAAACAACGAGGTATTATTTCTCAAACAAGAACGGGCGGCACTACTATCAGATTGGAATAGGTGGTGCGCCACAGCCTACTCCGCTGAATATGTCTGCGAGTGAATTCAAAAAAAGAGCAGTATCCAACGGTGCTACTGTGAAAAATATCTCCGCGTCTGAGATGAGAAAAGATCAAAAAGCGTATAAGGCTGATCGTAAGGCGACAAATACATTCTTAGACAGAGAAACAGCATCGAACAGGACGCTGTCCAGTGGTTCGAGAGCAGATGCAAAAGTCAACCGCGTAAACCGCCGCAGACGTCGAAGAAAATAGCCTATGGCAAATAAAGAGACAAGCATAGCTTACGAAAATCTAAACCGCCGTATCTTTCCTGGCATTGGTGAATATGGTATACCGCAGATACAACCTGAGACATTCGAGGGCAATTGCGAATTTGTCGGTTTTAATTATGCCAGAGGAAAATGCAATAATCCAGAAGAGAAAGCTGTTCATTTCTTTTTGGACGATTATCAGTTTGATGCACTATGGAGAAATCCAGACAGGTACGTGGATAAGCTGAGCAAATTCCGGTACATTCTAACACCAGATTTCAGCACATACACCGACTTCCCTAAAGCTATCCAGATATACAACCATTACCGCAAGCACTGGATAGGTGCATATTTGCAAGAATATGGTTGCCGTGTTATTCCAACAATATCATGGAGTACACTTGATTCTTACGATTGGTGTTTTGATGGAGAACCAGAGGGTGGAACAGTGGCGGTATCTTCAGTTGGCTGCATGAATAGCAAGAAAAAGAAAGAACTATTTCTTTCCGGCTATAATGCTATGATTGAACGATTACACCCAGAAAGCATTGTCTTTTACGGGAAAGTGCCGGAAGAATGCAAAGGTAATATTGTTAGAATCAAGGCATTCCACGACAGATTTTCAAAAGCAATATGTGAAGGATAGGAGGGTATCATGTACGAAAAAACGGTGACGATTTTTAATTATTACGAATCAGCCACGACAGGAGATGCGTACTGGTATCCTCATGTTTTATCTGGTGTTGACCTCATTACGGACAAGGGAGCAATCCTAAAGAAGTACGGGCCAGACGCAACAGACAACGCACAGTTACACGTTCGATACACTGTTCAGAACGGCGATATAACTATTACTGATAAAGATGGCAAGATTCTCCCATATGTACCGCCAAAAGAGTGGAAACAGCAGATTAACAACGCTCTGGAGGACACTATTACATTCTCGGATGAATCATTCTTCTGGGAGGGTGAGTGGACTGGTGGAGCGGTATCTGATGGTGATTATCGGAATGGATTCTACCAGTACATGAATGAGAATAAGGATAACGTGTTTAAGATTACCAGTGTTGGCGGTCCGTATACACTGATTCCGCACTTCGAGATTTTGGGTAAGTGATATGAGTAAGATTCATCATTTCAAAGGATTCTCCGTAGTTAATGGGGATATGAAAATAAAGCTGAATATGGACAGGTTCTCCAGACAGTATCAAGAAGCCCAGTATCTCCTTGATGGAATGGTTATGGACAGTATGGTTCCGTTTATGCCAATGATTACTGGAAATTTCATCAATCGGACAAGAATTGAAAGCATATCATTGCAAGGAACTGGACTTGTGTGTGCTGCGGCTGCTCCTTATGGACGCTTTCTGTATGAGGGAAAAGGAATGGTTGACGAAGCAACCGGAAGTCCCTACGCAAGACGTGGAGCCAAGAAAGTCCTCGTTAGTCAGTTTTCTGGTCAGACAGCCGCAAAGGAAAACCTTGAATACACCAAACAGGCTCACCCACGGGCACAGGCAAAGTGGTTCGATGCCGCCAAACGACAATACGGCAGTACATGGATTCGCAAAGTAAAAGCACAGGCAGGAGGTGGTAGACATGGCGGATAAACCTATCGGAAAAGATGCAACCGGATATGAAATTCTGACAGATGCCATGAAAGCACTTCTGAACCAGTATCCGGGACTATATGAAAATGAAGCAATCAAATTTGAGGAACTTGGCAAAGAATCCGGAATTGCGTTCTCGGCAGACAACGGGGCGTTGATTTATTCAGAGAAAGAAGATGTTTGTGGAACAATGCATCAGGTATGCCAGTATCCATTCTATGTGGTATACCGAACAGCATCCGACAAGGAGAGACAGAAGTTATCTGTTCAGAAGTTCCTTGACAATCTCGGTAAATGGATATGTCGGGAACCAGTTATTATAAATGGCTCTGAGACACGTTTAAATGCGTTTCCAGAGCTTTCACAGGGGCGAGTGATAAAACGTATCACCCGTGATAACTCCTATGGTTTAGAACCGCAGGAGAGTGGCGTACAGGATTGGTTATTACCATTGTCGGTACGCTACGAAAACACTTATGAAGTAATATAACAAGTAACAACCGGCTATTAATTGGAGATAGTCGCTAACCTACACAGCCTTTTAAAAGTTATAGGCAGAAAGGACATTTCTATGGCAGTTACAGGCAAGATTGACCGTAAATATATGGCTCATTATATCGATGCAGGTTCCCTCTGCGGAGGACTGACACCGAAATATGAGCGTCTTGGAAAGGATCTGGAAGAGTACAATGTAGAACTCAATCCAGATACCGAAACCTCTAAAAACATTCTCGGAGAATCCACATTTAAACACAATGGCTATGAAGTTTCTTCTGACGCTGATCCGTTCTATGCAGACACTACTTCTGATCTGTTCACAGCATTACAGAAGATCGTAGATGGACGTCTCAAAGACGATAACCTCAAAACAAAAGCAGTTGAGGTTCATCTCTGGACAGAAGCCACAGCAGGCAAGTATGAAGCATATCAGCAGGACTGCTACGTTGTGCCGACAAGCTACGGCGGCGATACATCCGGCTATCAGATTCCATTTACCGTTAACTATGTCGGCGAACGTGTAAAAGGAAAGTTCGACATCAGTTCCGGTACATTCACAGCTGACAGCGAATAAACACATATGCAAGGAGGGCGCGCCAAATGGCAAAAGTAATTAATACAAAAATTGACGATGGAATTCTCATTTTCACATTCACTAACAACGAAAACGAAGTTTTTTCTTCTTTCAAATTAAATCCGACTGATATCAATGTGGCAGCACGTGCAGAAGAGCTGACAGAATACTTTGAGCAGCTTAAGGATTCTATCCAGAAAGTCACTTCCGGCAAAGAAATGGCAGAACTGAACAAACAGATCGAGGATAAAATCAATTATCTGCTCGGATATGAAGCATCAAAAGACCTGTTCAAAGAGCCGATCACAGCAACCACCGTGTTTGGAAACGGACAGGTATTCGCCTACATCGTACTTGACAAGATCGCAGAAGCAATTGCACCGGAAATCGAAAAGAGAAAGAAGAAAATGCAGTCAGCAGTCAATAAGTATACGGAGAAGTATACGAAATGACCGCCTATGAGCTTCCCACCTCACTCAACATCAGTGGGGTGGATTTTTCTATTAGGACAGATTTTCGAGCGATCATTGATATTCTCATAGCCATGAGCGACCCAGAACTGGATGAACAGGCGAAAGCGGTAGTTATGTTACAAATTCTGTTTGAGGACTGGCAGAACATACCGTCTGAGTGCCTGGACGAGGCTTGCCAGAAAGCATCGGAGTTCATCGATTGCGGACAATCTGACGATGATCCAAACCACCCAAAAGCCCGTTTGATGGACTGGGAACAAGATGGAGGCATAATCATTCCGGCTGTAAACAAGGTTGCCGGAAAAGAAATCAGATCCGTACCATATATGCACTGGTGGACGTTCTTTGGCTACTTTATGGAATCTGGGGAATGCCTATTTAATACAGTTGTCGGGATCCGGTCAAAAAAGGCAAAAGGCGAACGCCTGGATAAATGGGAAAAGAAATTCTATCAAGAAAATAAAAACACAATTGACATAAAAACACGTCTCAGCGAAGAAGAGCAAGCTTATAAAGATAAGTTGAATGAGATGTTGAACCTCAAATAGTTAGGAGGTGGACGTATGGCTGCTGATGGCTCAGTCATTATTGATACCAGAATGGATACAACCGGTGTCCGAAATGGCGTATCAGCTATAAAACAGTCATTTAACGGCCTTGGGAGTGCTGTAAAGAAAATCGGTCTGCTGATTGGCGGGGCGTTTGCTGTCGGCAAATTGGTACAGTTTGGGAAAGAGTGCGTGGAGCTTGGTTCCGACCTCGCAGAAGTACAGAACGTGGTCGATGTTACATTTACCACCATGTCGGATAAAGTCAATGAATTTGCAAAGAATGCCATGACTTCTGCTGGCCTATCTGAAACTATGGCAAAAAGGTATGTCGGCACGTTCGGCGCAATGTCCAAGTCGTTCGGATTCTCCGAAGCGCAGGCTTATGATATGTCAACGGCTCTAACGCAGCTGACTGGTGATGTAGCATCGTTCTATAACATTTCGCAAGACCTGGCTTATATAAAACTGAAGTCAGTTTTTACAGGAGAAACGGAAACACTTAAAGACTTGGGTGTTGTTATGACACAAAGCGCACTTGACCAGTACGCACTTGCAAACGGCTACGGCAAAACCACATCTGCTATGACTGAACAGGAGAAAGTAGCTCTCCGATTGGCTTTTGTGCAGAAGCAGTTATCAGCTGCATCTGGAGATTTCATTCGTACTTCAGGCAGCTGGGCGAACCAGGTGCGAGTGATGCAGTTACAGCTGCAATCTCTCAAGGCAACAGTCGGACAGGGACTGATTAATATTTTTACACCTGTTCTGAAAGTAATTAATGTTCTGCTCGGTAAGCTGGCAACGTTAGCCAATGCTTTTAAATCCTTTACGGAATTAATCACCGGTAAGAAATCCTCTGGTCAGACAAGTGGAAGTGGAGCAGGTCTCACAGGCGATGCAAGCGGCGTGCAGGATACGGCAGACGCTTATGGACAGGCGGCAGACAACGCCAGCAAGCTTGCGGATTCTACAGAAGATGTAGCCGATGCAACAAAAGACGCAGCTAAAGCTGCGAACGGATATCTGAGTCCACTTGATGAGATTAATCGGTATTCAACTCAGAATACATCGTCAACAGCAAGTAAAGTCCCGTCCTCAGGAACAGGATCAGGAGGAAGCCCTGGTGGTCTAGCCGGAGCTGTCGGGAGCGTTGATTATGGAAAAGTAGCAGAGGGTGAAACCGCTCTGGATAAAATCAGCAAATCAGCTGAAAAGCTTGCGAAGCTCTTAAAAAAGCTCTGGAAACCATTTCAGGACGCTTGGAAAAAAGAGGGCAAGAACACCATTAGTGCGGCGCAGATAGCCTTGTCGGGAATCGCAAAGCTCGCTAAGAGTGTAGGCAGGAGCCTTGTAGAAGTCTGGACAAATGGCACAGGTACGACAATGCTTACAACCATGCTGAGGATTGCTCAGAATGTGCTTAAAACTATTGGAAATATTGCTTCCGGTTTTGCTGACGCATGGAACAAGAATAATGTCGGAACGCAGATTATCCAGAATATTGCAAATGCTCTTGTGGTAGTTATGCAGTTCATTGAGAGGATTGCCGCAGATACGGCGACATGGGCGGCGAACTTGGATTTCTATCCATTGTTGGAATCTATCAGTAATTTGACAAGTGCATTTGCACCAATTCTGGAATCCATTGGAAATGTACTTGAATGGATTTACAACAACATTGTCCTCCCGATGCTAAAATGGGTCATTGAGGTAGGGCTTCCGACAGTGATTAATCTGGTGTCAAAAGTAGCTACGTTTCTCGCCGATCATCAGTCGATCGTTGAAGCGTTCGGTGCGGCCCTGATCGGGGCGTTCGCAGCGGCGAAGATTGCAGGATTGGCGTCGATAATCATTAAAAACGTGTCTGGAATCGCTATGGCCGCAAAGGGGCTTATCTCGTTAATGACTGGTACAGGCGGCATCATGGGCGGTATCAAAGCCATTGCAACAGCTATCGGACCAGGTGGAGTCTTTGTTCTTGCAGTCGGCGCATGTATTGCGATTGGTGTATTACTGTACAAAAACTGGGACAAAATCAAAGAAATGGCTGGAAAGGTATGGGATTGGATTTCTAATAAAACAAGGCGTTTTGTTGAGGATATTGGGAATAAACTCAGAGGTCTAGCTACCAAAATGACGACCATTTGGGGGAACATAAAAGCCAGCGCGCATCAGAAATGGAATGCTATATGGTCTACTGTTAGTGGCTTTGCTGAAAGAATCAAGAACGCTATTGTTGATAAATTCACATCCGCCAAAAACACTGTAGTCGATGTATTTAACGGAATGAGAGATGCTATCAGGTCTGTTCTGAACAACATCATAAGTGTTGTAAACGGGGCTATCAGTAAAGTGAATGGAGTTGTTAGTGCGATTGAATCAGCGTTCTCTTTCGGCCCATGGAAAGTACCGACCCCATTCGGCTCAAAGACTATCGGATTCAGAGCTACTTTCCCAAGAGTGCCGACGGTCCCGTATTTAGCCAAGGGTGCAGTTATTCCACCAAGAAGTGAGTTCCTTGCAGTTCTGGGCGATCAGAAACAGGGTAACAACATCGAGACGCCGGAAGCTCTGCTCAGAAAGATCGTCCGAGAAGAAACAGCAGGAAGACAGACAGGTGGTGGAAGTTACCGATTTACAGCTCAGATCAACCGCAGGACACTGTTTGACGAGATGATGAAAGAAGCACAGATGAGACGAGATACAAGCGGTAGAAACCCGTTCGAGATGGCATAGAAAGGAGGGCGTTATGGAAAAGTATAAAATCAACGGAACAATAATTTGGCAACCGGATAAAGACCTTGCGCTCTCCTTTGCCACGACTTACACAGAATCCAGCCAGAGAACACAATACGGTGTAGGCTACTTTACACCGATGTTTACCGTAGAGCAGTATACATATAAGGGTAGCGACCTCCCAATGGAGGAAGCAACTAAGATTTTGCAAATGATAGCAAAAGGACATAAATTTACGCTACATTATTTTTCGCCGTATTACGGAGTTTGGAGAGACGCTCCGTTCTACGTAGGTCAGACACAAAACATAGCTATCGGGGAACTGTCGGACGATAGAAAGATTATGTCAACATTAGAGTTTAACATGACGGGGGTGAATCCACTGTGATTAACGTAAGTAACGCATTTAGGGAAAAACTTGAAGCTGGCGAGCCAGTCAGAATGATGGTGGATATCACCTTTCCTGACGGGACGAAAAAGACTATCAATGAAGATATCATGAACGGCGACAACGGGTTTTCCGACTGTGCAGAGAGCAGTAGCTTTCCGGTCGGCGCTACTATCTGTAAAACACTGACGCTGAGCATTAATAACGATCAGGAGCAGTGGAAGAACTACAGCTTTTACGGAGCCAAGATTCATGCTTATCTGAAGCTTCAGACGTCGTATGCAGCACCGGAATCTGTAAGCGCACTGTTAGATGAAAGTTATAACCCGATTCTGGACAGTACCGGTGATCCTATCATCGCAACACAGGCAGCTACAAAAGATATCATCGAAACTATAGATAAGGGAGTCTATACGGTCACTACGCCGGAACAGTACTCAGATATCATCAATGTTACGGCGCTGGATGATATGTATAAGGCAAATAAGACATATACCAGCGGATTAAAACTGCCGCAGTCGCTCATTAACCTTGTAAGAGATGCTTGTAAGACTGTCGGCATAGGCATGAATCTAACTATGGACCATGGCGATATTATAATAAGAAGCATTCCGGACAGTATGACGTTTCGCCAGTTGTTCGGGTACGCAGCTATGGTTGAGTCTGCAAATGCCCGGATTGATTATTCCGGGAATCTCCAGTTTGTAAAATGGGATTTTGGGAAAATGGAATCTGACAATGCCGCGACTGTGGATACAGATGGTTTTATTCATTTCGGCGATGCTAACCCGTCTATTGATACCGACGGTTTTGTTTCTCTGCCAGGATGGACTATTAACGCAGAGGGGTTCCTGGCTCTCACATCCGGCCCGGGTAGTGACGTTCAGAGGCTGATGGCTTATGCGAACCCGCCTGCGCTTTCCAGTGATGATATCGTTATTACCGGAATTCGATTGAAAAACGGAGAAACGGACGACAATACTGACACAGATCATTCAGGCATGTACGGAGAAGAGGGGTATGTCCTCGAGCTTGAGAATGAACTGATTGATACCGATCAGCTTCAGACGGTGGCAAATATCATCGGTGAACAGATTGTAGGCGTAAGATTCCGAAACCTTGAAGGAGATCTTATATATGAGCCGACCGTAGAATTCGGCGACATGGTTTATACTTACGATCGGTCGGGTAACAAATACGTTACTCCTCTGACAGATGTATCAGGTAACGTGGGTGGCCTGACTACAGTTAAGACACAGGCTGATGATCCAATCAGAGGCAGCAGTGACTTTTACGGAAATAGTACGAAAGCTATAGTTGCGGCACGTCAGATGGTACAAAAAGAAACGTCCGCAAGAGAAGAGGCTATACAGAGATTAGCTGAAGCACTCCGTTCTTCGAGCGGTCTGTATATGACGCAAGAGCCACAGCAGGATGGCAGTATTATATACTACATGCACAATAAGCCGACCATAAAAGAATCTAACATAATCTGGAAACTGACAGCAGAAGCGTTTGCCGTGTCGATTGATGGCGGAAAAACGTATCCTTACGGCTTTGCGGTGACTGGCAAATTAATAACCAGACTGCTCTACGCAGAGGGCATTAATGCTGATTATATCAACGCAGGAACGCTCATCGTAAGAGATAAGAGTGGAAATGTGATATTTGAAGCAGATATGGATACTGGATCAGTTACTCTTGACGGAAGTTATGTGACGATCGGCGGTAAACCACTTGATGAAAAGATTGAAGATGTTGAGAACATGGCAGCTCTGGCCAGAAACATGACCATGCAGCTTGATAACGACTATCAGGGAATCCCGGTAGACTCTGACGGCAACTATACAGAGTTCCCGGAGTGCACCACAACGGCGACCGTCATGTACGGCACACAGGATATCACGGATAACTGCACGTACACGATTACGACATCCCAGAACATACAGGGAAACTGGAATAAGGAAACTAAGACATACACCGTTACCGGACTGACCGCAGACAGCGGATGGGTGAACATCAAGGCGGCATATCTGAACAACCTTGTCGTATCGAAACAGTTCTCACTTGCGAAACAGTACGCCGGACCGCAGGGGATTCCGGGCGTTGGAATAGATGGAAAGACAACGTATCTGCATATCCAGTACGCACCGGTACAGAACCCGACAGCGGCACAGATGAGCAAGACACCAAACAAATATATCGGAACTTATACGGACTTTTCTGGCGTTGACAGTACCGACCCGAGCAAGTACACGTGGGCGAAATTCGAGGGCGACCAGGGCGCACAGGGCGTGCCGGGAACACCGGGGGCGAACGGAAAGACGCCGTACTTCCATATCGCATATGCCAACAGTGCGGATGGTAGAACAGGTTTCTCTGTGGATGATAGCGTCAATAAGCTGTATATCGGGCAGTATACCGATTACACGCCAGACGATAGCACCGACCCGACGAAATATAGCTGGACAAAGATTAAGGGTGAACAGGGGACTGCCGGAAGGACTTACTTCTTCCAGAGCAATGCGGATGTGTTGCTGATGGGGGCAGACAAAAAGATAACACCGTCGTCACTCATTGTAGACTCGTTCTATCGTGACGGAAACGGAGAAGTTGCACAGTCGCAAAAAGGTTGGTGGAAACTGGAAAAATCCACCGACAGCGGTGCTACATGGGCAATACTCACGGTATCGCAGACTGCGGCGCTTGACCGGTTGAACATCAATGTCAACGGACTGTCGCTCAATGCACATGACATGCTCAAGGTTTCATTGTATTTTGACCAGTCGAAAACGAAGCTTGCGGACTACCAGACATATTCCGTTGCGGTTGATGTGGCATCACTGACACAGGAACAGATAGTTGATATCCTGTCAGACAGTGGAAAATTCAAGGGGCTGTACTACGGCAAGGATGAAAGCGGAAATCAGACACTGTATATTTCGTTCAACGCCGCCAAAGGTGGAATACTTGCACTCGGCGGGCGGAATGACGGAAACGGCTTGGTGAAAATCTACGATAGCTCCGGAAGTTTGATTTTAACCGTTGGACAAAACGGAATAGAAACTAGAGCGACGACACTGACCGATAAAAATGCAAAGGGTAAAATTGCATTTAACAAGAAAGGTTTGACCTTTACCGAGGATATAGCAGGCGGTGGTACGGGTACAGACGAAGACTTGCATCTTGAAAAAAGCATAATTTCATTCGATTCACTTGCTAACATCATAGGCGAGTTAGACAAACTGACAGTCCGTAAAGATGCCAAAATAGAAGGCAGACTCCTTTTTTATGATTATGAAAATCAAAGTAAAAAAGCGAGCGAAGCGGTAACGAGGCAACCCATAGCATCTGTTACTGCCGACGGGAATCGAGTAGCTTTTTTGAATTCTGACTATCACGCAAATGGATATGGAGCCGGTACCGAACATAGTAATTATCGCCTTGGTGTAAAAGCACAGTGGGGCGGCAGTTCTTATGCAATGCATTATATTTATACGAACTTGAATATTTCTGACATCCGTCTAAAAGAAAACATCGAAAACAGCGAAACAGACGCTCTCGAAACGGTCAACCAGATGAAAGTCCGTCAGTTCGATTGGAAAGAACGGATGGGCGGATGGCATCAAAACATCGGTTTCGTGGCGGATGAATTGGAAGAAATCGACCCGAACTTGGCTCTGGGTGGCGGATATGACGAAAACGGCGAGATGGATGTTAAGCAGATTAACAGTCCGTATCTTCTCAATTACGCCATCAAAGCCATACAGGAACTTAGCGCAAAGGTTGACGAGCAAGAAAAACGTATTAAAGAGTTAGAAAGGAGATTACAAGATGGGAAAATTTAACGAGTATTCACAGAAAGCAACACCAGCGGACAACGACACACTGATGATTTACGATGCAACAGCGAAGGCAAACAAGCTTTCGCCGTTCAGCGGAATCTGGAACTGGATTGTTGAAAAACTGACCAATGCGGTCATTGCAAACTTGCAGACAAACGACAAGACGGTGTTAGGCGCAATTAATGAACTAAATAGTAACCGGCTGACCGGTCTGGCAGTAAAAACTAACGAAACAGCAATTTTGCCTATTCATGTATATTCTTCCGCATTAATACTGGGCACTGTAAATTCAAATGTATTTGGATTCTATCTCGTATCAAGAGGAGAGACAGAAAGCATATATATTACACCTTTAACAAAAAATTCAAAATCAGATGATTTCACAATTACACCGATTGATGCGTATAAAGTGTCTATCCAAACCAAGATAAATACTGAAATGAAAGTTATTTATTAAAATAGTAAGCCCTTTCTGAGGTACGAAAAAGCATTTGGCGAATCGCTTACTATCAAAAATGTACGTGCTGCCACTCATGGATTAATCATAATCGAGAAAGCGATGGTTGTTTTCTACCTCGGAGGTTCTATCAATATTGGTTATACCGTGACCACATCAGCACTTCCGGACGGTATCACTGTCAGCAATTCGGATAGGACCGTAACAATAAAATCGACAAAAACTCAGATGATCACATGCTTTTATGCTTTTTTATAATTTTCCTCTTCCCATTTTGTTGATTAAGAAACTTTGAAAATTTCATAAAAAAGCTACCACGGTGATGTGCCAAGTGTTATAATACGAGCAAAACATTATAACAAAAAAGGAGCCGAACTCCCACCTACCAAGTAAAAAGTTCAGCTCCGAGCACCACAAAGGGTACAGGTATATTATATCACAGTGCCTTCCCTTTGTGTACCCAAAAGGAGGGCTTTTTTCATGGAAAATTTTGCAACCGAATTTATGGCCAAACTGGACGGAAAGCTGACACCGGAGCAGATGAAAACCGTGTTGATGGAATTGGAAATGTTTTCGGCAAACTTCGATATTGAGAAGAAAATCACAGAAATCGTGCCATATCAAGACTGCATACCGGAGTGCTACAAGGTGTATCTGGTATCGAAAAAGATTGAAGGCATGTCCCCACAGTCACTTCGGACGTACAAGTGCAACCTTGACGACTTCTTCCAGACAGTCAGCAAGCCATTGGACCAGATAACTACCAATGATATCCGTGTGTACCTGTTCGGGCTGTCGGCAAAAGGAAACACCAACCGGACGATTGACGGAAAACGTCTTATCATTCACACGTTTCTGGACTGGTGCGTCAAGGAAGAGTATCTGACCAAAAATGTTTGTAGCCGAATAAATCCGATTAAGTTTGAAGCCAAACCACGTGAGCCGTTGTCTGATATCGAACTGGAATTAGTTCGGGATGCTTGCAAGGATTATCGAGAAAAAGCCCTTGTGGAACTGTTCTACAGCACCGGATGCCGTGTTTCGGAAATGGTGATTCTCAAGAAAACCGACATTGATTTTCGGACCAAGGAAGTCCACCTGTTCGGAAAAGGCAGTAAACACCGGATATCGTATATCAACGCCAGAGCCGAAGTTGCTCTGAAGAAATACTGGCTCAGTCGGAAAGGTGATTCCGACAGCGTGATATCCACCGTCCGTCAGCCATATCGGGGCATTACGAAGACACAAATTGAGCAGATAGTCCGGCAGATTGGCGAACGTTCCGGCATCGGTAGACACTTATACCCACATCTGATAAGACACACAACAGCGAGCATGGCGCTCGAACGGGGGATGAACGTCACCGACTTACAGAAAATGCTCGGACATGAAAAACTTGACACGACTATGATTTACGCAAAAGTAGCACAGGAATCTGTACGTTACAGTCACCATAAATACGTTTCATAAAAAGGAGTTGATAAATTGGAAATTAAAGGTATTGACGTATCATCCAATCAAGGAAAACCGGACTGGTCGAAAGTAGCTAAATCCGGAATCAAATTCGCAATCTTGAGAGTACACCAGAGGTCCGGCGTTGACGGCTCATTCGAGTACAACTACAAGGGGTGCAAGAGCAACGGAATCCTTATCGGTGGGTATAAGTATTCATACGCTCTGACACCGGCGCAGGCGATTGATGAAGCGGAGGATGTGATTGCTGCATTAAACGGGCGGGGGCTGGACTTCCCAGTGTTCTATGACCTCGAGTGGTCTAATCAGCGGAAACTCGGTAAACAGGCAGTCGAAAACATTGCCGTCGCATTTCTGACCAGAATGAAGAAAGCTGGTTATAAGGTCGGCGTATACTGCAATTATGACTGGTACAAGAATTACCTGTCAGATGCTTTGAAACAGTACGACTGTTGGATTGCGAACTATCCCAAAAAAGAACTGGATAACGGAACATTACAGGAAAGGCTGAGAGTTCCGGTCGGTGTAGGATGGCAGTATTCAGAACATGGAAAAGTATCCGGTATCAGCGGAAATGTTGATATGGACGTGTTCTACAAGGACTATAGAGAAGCGACACAGAAAGGAGAAACTAAAATGGTAAAAATCAGTAACTGCGGACATGACGAAAATGGAAGGTATGCAGGTGGGAAAGCAGGAGACCAGACTGGTACAGAATATCGGATCATGAACTGGTACAGTAGACCGTGGCTCTGTGTCTTGAGATTCAATGACGCCAAAATCGCAGCCATGATCGCAGATATGGCGACAAAAGCGGCGCGGAACAATCTCATCGGGTACGATCAGGGCACAGCCGGAAACAGCAATGACCGGTATTCATTCTGGCAGCACTTAAAGGCAAGTAACTATGATCCGGCGCAGATTACGGTAGCTTGTGAATCCGATTGCAGTGCGAGCACAGCTGCTATTGTCAAGGGGGCTGGGTATCGCTTAAATAACGCAAAGCTCAAGGCGGTCAGCATCTATCTGACAACACGAAACATGAGAGCCGCAATGAAGGCTGCCGGTGCGAAAGTACTGACGGATAGTAAGTATCTGACATCTGGTGACTATTTAAAGGCAGGAGATATCCTCCTGAACGATAATCACCACGTGGCTATTGCTGTTACCACCGGTGCAAAAGTAAGTACACCTTCAACTACGCTTACCGGTACCTTCCAGACAAGACTTCCGATTCTGAGAAAAGGTAGTTCCGGAACAGCAGTGGCAATGCTTCAGGCAATGCTGGGAGTGGAAGTTGACGGACAGTTCGGGAATGACACATATGATTCCCTCAAAGTTTTCCAGAAAAATGTTGGCGTAAAGGCAAATGGAACTTGCGGCATTGATACCTGGAAGAAAGTGATTGAGCACATGAAGGCGAATACGAAATAACGTTCTGATTGATTTTTCCTTCAGAACAAGGTATACTATCAACAGCCGCACAGGGGTTGAACTTATGATGTATAATATCCTGTGTGGCTACGCACAAGTGAAGAGTGCAGACTGATTCCACCGTGCATGAACGGAAGAGCTGTATGTCCCAATTCGGGGGCTGTTAGCAGCGGCACGAGCGGACAGTCAGAAAAGAGTTGGGCCTAAAAACCCGACTCTCTTTTTTTTACGTCAAATTACGATGTTGTGAACAGATATAGATTTACACGGTTAGTCACAAATTAGTCACAAACGAAGTCCTGAAACCCGCATAAACAAAGGATTCTTGAAGATTTTCATTAAAATTAGATTAAAGAAAATGTCTTTGCGAAATCCCTTGTAAAATGCGGAAAAGCCAGTAAAATCAAGGCTTTGCAGACTTTTGTTAGAGTAATTAAGACAGTTTAAAAAAGATAAAAATAGGAACGGTTAGTCACAGTTAGTCACAAATGGGACTTTTATCTTTTCAATCTCTGCCCGGAGTTCTTCCAGGGTTCTGTGACCGTACACAGCGTTCGTGACATCGTTTCCAAACGAATGTCCCAGCATCCTCTTCCGGTCGTTCTCCCGGACGCCGTATTTTTCACACAGGGTAGAAAAGGTATGTCGACAATCGTGCGGCGTGTGCTTCGGGTTGCCGGTTATCCCCAATCGTTCCAGTGTAGGGTAAAACAGAGCGTTTCGGTGCTGCGTCTGGGAATAGATGCAGAGCCTGCCGTTTTGCGTCAGGACCTTGTCCTTTGCAAACTCATATATAGCCGGATGGATTGGAACGATCCTGTCTTTTCCGGCTGCGGTCTTGATGCCACCCTGGAAATATCTTTCTTCAAGATTAGTCGTAAGCTTCAGGACCTCGCCAATTCTCCATCCAGAGTAACACATGATTAGAATGAGCTGCACTTCTGAATCGTCGGTATTCTGCCAGAGCGTCTGAAGCTCCAAATCGGAAAATGAGGTCCCATGCTCAACGTCATCTTTTGCTTTGACAGAAACATACAGTGCCTTGTTTTCCGTGACTATCTCTGAGTAGATTGCGAATTTATACATTTGTTTAAAAAGCATGAGAATCGTGTTTAGACTCTGCTTTTTGAGCGGGCAGTCGTCAATAACCTTTTGCAAATCCGGCGCCTTCAAGTCTTCAAATGTACGATCATGCAGGGACTTGCTGTTAAGATACCCACAGTGGTATGCGTTCCTTGAAGACTTCGACAGATCGGTGTCTTCCGGGAACTTCCATGCTATGAACTTTTCGTATACCTCTGAGAACGTCAATTTGTGCGTTTCCGGGTGTCTTTCCTCTGTGCCCTTAAATGTATTGTAGTCCGACAAAATACGGCTTATAAGGGCGTCTGCGTCCGTTGTAGGGGCAATCTCAAGTTCTTTTTCCATACCCGGCTTGTACGTCCCGGCTTTGTATGCTGTGAGAACAGCGAACCCTTTCAGATAGTCGTCAACGTAGCAGATCGCAGGCGGACGGATCGCTTTCCCTGTTGCGTCCAGCGTTGCCGGTGGGTGCACTGCATAGCAGTTTCTTCGACCCTTGCCGAGATAGCGGATAGACCCGAAACTATTCGGCAATTTCGGGTATTTCTTTCTTTTTGCCATGATTTTCCTCCTTGTATAAAAACAGCCCCTGCCATTAAGCAGGAGCCATGTTATTTACTCTATCTCGTCAATATCAAGAGAATATCCCAGCACTTCTCCGACATCTGTACATTTTCCTTTTAATGTAACGGTATCGCCTTTGGTAAGAGATGCTACCTTTGATTTTTGCTCGTCATTTTTGATATTGCACTGTACGCCAATGATTTCAAAATCGCCATCTGCCGTAAGATTTATGTATTCACCAGAAGCATCAATATTAGTAAGTTTTCCGGTGATCTTAAGATATTTACCTTTGTATTTATCAGA